TCTATATAATATGCTCAAAGAATACCAAGAATAGATATTCTAAATTTATTAAGAAAATAGAGGACATTCTGATGGAATCAAATAAATCTATAAAATCATACTATTATATAAGTGAGACATTCTATAATAGAAATGATGATGATATATCATTTAAGAAGATTAGAATTCTACTTCAACATCTTGTTGGGTATAAGTCAGATGGTGATAAATTTACAAGTGAAACCATAACAAAATATGATAAGATTAGTTTCTATGACGATGACCAAGGAACACTTAGGTTGGCGATTGATATAAATCATTTACTTAGGCTTATGATTGGGAAGACCGAGGAACAAGTATCCGAAAGTATAAAAAAGATTGTAAAATCCTCTGATTGTGAGCTAGTCGTAAATGAGGTTACACCAAATATCAATAATAGATTGATTAAAACTGAGGTTTGTCTAGAATATAGCAATATTATAAAGACTTTTGAGTCTTTTTCACATAGAGGTCGTCTGTAGCTCTCATCACCAAAGGAATGTTATGTCCCTACAATGTCTTGTTTATATGTATTCTGGAGTGTGTATGTATACTCAATGAAATAAGAGCTTTCCGAAGGCTGGATTCACCTTATATCAAAGGATTCTAAACAACTTGATTCTATTGACTATTCCTTGTCTTTATTCAACATAGCCTGTTTGATCATATCATTTATGGATCTATTGTCCATTATGGTACCTGTCTCATCCTCTGTAGGAGTCTTTTGTATATCGGGATTTTCAGCAACCTCGTTATATCCCATATCCTTTCTCATTTCTTTATAAAACTTCTCAAGGTCCGTCTTGTGCCCAGCGGCAAACTTTATATTCTCTCTTATTTGACCAATTGTCTGATTTACAATCTCATGCATTCTGGCTGAGTTATCACCATTGTCAATTTGTCTTAATTGTGAAAGAAAGTTCTTTCTGGTCATTTTTGATAGGAAAATAGCCTCAGCATATGCCATGGCATCCTCTCTCATTTTATTCTTTATATATGGGTGGTTTTTTAATTCAGGTACGTCACCAAGATATAGATCTACAAGTGACTCTAATACACCAACAGCTTGTTGGGTTGATACCGTTAGATCACAATCATAGTCATATATTTGTATTTCACCTAAGTCTGGTAGATCTTCTGGTTTAGCAAGATGTTGTGATATATCAAATGAGCTATTTTCTGATTGAATTTGCTCAAATTCGTCTTGTATTCTGTTTTTTTCGTCTTCTAGTTTCGACATAATAATTTTTGTATTTGTTTATTATATATTACGATATTTACTTTTCCTAGGGAATAGTGCATAAATGATATATATTTATTATGGCTACGAAAGCACCGGATATGAAAACAATATTTACGACAAAATCTGTCGAGGATGTTATTTCAAAGATGAATGATGGGGATAGGATACCAAGGTATAAGAGTCCTTGGCTAAAGGGGGAGGTTGGTATAAGGAGATCTGGTATAATTTTTAAAATATCACCAGAGGAGCAACAGGAATATATAAAATGTGCTCTTGATATACACTATTTTACTGAGAAATATTGTCAGGTTAAGACGGAAGATGGTAGTATAGACAATATACTACTCAGGGACTATCAGGAGGAAATACTTGATAACTTTGTCAATTATAGATTTAATATACTAATGGCGAGTAGACAGGTTGGTAAGACAGTATCATCTGCCATATTTATGTTACATACTATACTATTCAATAATGATAAAAATATCATGATTGTTGCCAATAAAAGTGATACTGCTATAGAAATAGTTGATAAGATAAAATCTATATATTCTCTTCTTCCATTTTTTATAAAGCCTGGTATAAAGGTGTGGAATCAAAAATCTGTTACATTTGATAATGGGTGCAGAATTAAAATATCCGCCAGAACAAAGACACCAGCAATTGGTTTTACAATAGATATATTATATCTAGATGAATTTGCGCACATACCATCAAATATTATAGAGCCATATTATATGGCGGTTTTTCCAACAGTCTCAGCTATCACTAATTCAAAGATCATAATAACATCAACCCCAAATGGTATGAATTTATTTCATAAGCTATTGACAGATGCTGAAAGGCCTGATGGTGATCCACTTAAAAATAACTATAAGGCTAAGAGAGTATACTGGCATCAGGTACCAGGTAGATTCGTTACATATTTGAGACTTAATCAACATAGAATGTATGACCTTGGTTTAACAAAGGAAGAAATTTTTGAATATATTAAAAATTTATATGGTGATATTACTAAGGTTGAGATGAAATTTATATTAGATATACAAAAAGATGTAATCTATGTATATAATAATGAATTTTGCTCAGATGAGACGATAAAGTCAACAATGTTTATAAAGGATGAGAAAGAATACCCAATCGCTTCAATCGCTGAGGTTACCACTTGGAAGGAAGAAGCCATTAAAGATATTGGTGGTGAAGACGCTTTTAACCAAGAGTATGGTCTTAGATTTATAAATTCAGGAAGATCTTTATTGAGTGAAAGCTTAATAGATGATATGATGAAACAGAAGAAAAATTATATCTATGAGCAAATTCCTGAATTTGATAGAAAGTTGAAATTTCCATATACCGATCTAAAGTGGGTTGATGATGATAATGTCTTTATGCCTATAAACAGGAAAAAGGTAAAGGTTATAATATCTGTTGATATTTCCGAGGGACTTGGTCAGGATTACTCCATCATCAATATATTTAAAATATCTCCAAAAACTAAGGATTTGATAGAAACTCAGAAGCTTTCCTATAAAAATATGGTTGACTTCTTTAGGCTGGAGCAGATAGGACTCTTCCGGAATAACTATGCCTCAGTGAAGCAATTGGCTGAGATATTATATATGATTGTTTTTGAATATTTTGACTATGAGAATGTTAAAGTTGTATTGGAGTTAAATAACTATGGAAATGCACTTTTGGCGGAAATGCCACATTTATTTGATGGTAACAATAATTATGGATCAAGTATATTCTTTAGATATAAACATAGATTTGATGCTGTTGAGGAAAAGGTTGGACTAAAGGTGGGTGATAATAAAAATCTAATGGTTAAGGACTACCAAGATCTAATGGCGTCAAAATCATTTGTGATAACAAATGAGGATAACATAAGAGAGATAACAACATTTGTTAAACATACAACTGCTTCTGGTAATATTAAGTATGCTTCTGATAATGGACATGATGATACGGTAATGACCATTGTTAATACCACTAGTATTTTCAAAAGAAATGACTTTAGGGAAATGATAGAGGACTTTTTTGAAAAACAGATAGATAAGGAATTCTCAACCTATATAAATCAGTGTCTAAATAATATAGAATTTGTGGAGGGAGTTGACTATTCGCAAGTGCTTAGAATCAGAAAACAACAAATGAATAGATATAAGATAAATCCAAATAACAATAGAAATTGGTTTGGATAATAAATATATATCAATGTGAAATATATAAAACCATATCCTATATCAGAGGCTTTTTGGAACTTCAAGAAAAAGTCAAAGGTTGATTCCGTATCACCACCCGTATCACCACCCGTATCACCCAAAGTTAAGAACTATACTATTGATGACTTGTATATATATTCAAGTGGTAAAACAGTGGATAGTGAGAATCAATTAGGTAAATATTACTCTAAAGCGGTAGGTAATTATGTGGATAAAAAATATGGCATGGATATATCAAAAGTAAAGGATACCAAAGTAAAATTGGATGGGTATAGTACTGATTTCGTTGATGGGTATATATTAGATTCTGATGGATATTTTTCAATAATGTATAGTTTTTCGATTTTGGGAAATTATAAACTAGTATCATTTGATCTTGAAAAGAAAAAACTTATTGATATATCAAGAGAACTTGGATATTCAATAGGCACAAAAGTTAATACCATCAACGGTCAAAATAATATATCATCTATTGGATTGGTTGTCTTTTGGTGGAGATATTATTCATGGGAATCTAAAAAATTAAATGCAATTTGTACGCCATTTTATAAATGTTCGGATGGTGAATTGTATCAAATATCACAAATTTCAAAAGCTGAACAGGATGTTAAAGACGATGTTGAAAACGAAATAGAAGACACTATGGTACATGTTCAGGATATTGATTGTGTTGAGATAGATAGTAGTAAGGGAATGCAAAGAGTTGGGAAAAATAGTGATATCAAAATGGTATATAGAATAAAGATATCCAAAGAAGGAGGATTCTCAGTGGATGACATGCATGAAATAACATCACGCATAAAAGAAATGAAAAATAGACTAGGTGGTCAAATTAAGACAGTAATAGGTGATCTAAAACACGATAGTAAATCACAATATATAAGTATACATATAATTAAGGACATTCATGAGGCATCTAAAGAGACATAAGATATTTGAATCGGTTGAAATACCAGCACTTGTGTATGATAAGGATACAAGGTCAATGATAGGAATCTATAAGATTTTGGAGATGGATGATGATTTTATCACAATTGAAAATTTACAGGAGGTACAGGAATTTAGCGGAAGAGCTCCGATAATATATATGGACAATAAACACTCCGGTCATAGATATAGAAAGACAGTAAAACTTCCAATAGATGATATAAAAATTTTGAATAAAATATCGGATGAGTATTTTGAATTGTCAATTCCTTATAGGATATATAAGTTGAATGAGAAGGATTTGTCTATCAAAAAGCTTGATAGTGATTTTAGAATCAAAGATAGATAGTTAAAAAGAGGATTACCCACGACCTCTTAATACAGGAATCCTAACTAAATAGGATAATGGCGCTTTTCATTCCTAATATTCTATCAAATTAGTTTACCTCCATCGTAACAGAAAGGCCAGCCGCTGCTAATTTTTCTTTCATAGTTGAAATAGTCTCAAGATCTCCGTATTTAACATCACACTTTCCGTTGAAATGAACCATATGTGCACATTGTGACGCTTGTTCCGGCTCGTGTTTACAGATTTTTATAAGACAATCAATAACGTGATCGAATGAATTATAATCATCGTTGTGGAGATCAAGCCTATATGGCTTTGAAATAATTTCATCTACTTTTGATTCTATTTGTTCTTTAACTTGTCCCATTATATGTTTTTTATTATAGTTTCTCTTTTATTTACAACATCAAAAATTTTAATATCCGCCCTTTGTCCAACCGCCCATCTTTTGAACTCAACAATGTGCTCATGTCTGTCGTCATACATTGTAAAATTCTTTACCTTTAGTTTTTTTATAGTATCCTCGAATAGTCTTGTTTTGAAGTTGTATGTGCCTCCTCCCCAACATAGGTGAACTTCGTTGAATTTTATGTTATTTTCTTCTAATATCCTATCTATGTTTTTTCTCATATTTGGAACTTTCGATAATCTACCAGTTGCTAATATTACATAGTTCTCTGGGTCGGATATCTCCTCGTGATACTTGGATAGTACGAATTGGTTTGGTGGTATGTTAAATACATCTGGGTCAAGTGTTTCCGCTTTGCCCCACCATCCTTGGTGAGGGTAGGGAAAGCCCATAACTTGTTGCCAAATTCTTTTACCTGTTGATTCATCTGGTGTGTGAAACAGGGTGGCGTCAAAATCAAAGCATGTCAGTCTTTTATACATAATTATTACAAATATACAAATTTTTCTCTAATATTCAAATTTTAGGAAAAGATGTCTTTTTGATATATATTAAAAATTAAAAGTTTTATATGAGTGTAAATTTTGATAAAAAGACGATTTTGATATTTATATTACTCGGATTTGGTATTTTATTTTTTGGCATGTGGTATTTCAAAGGATCAGATGTTAAAGAAAAGAATAAAAAATTAGAAGAGGAAAATAAAAAAATAGAATTAGTTAGGGACTCATTGAAGTCCGCTAATAATGATTTGAAAATTGCCTTTGATATAAAGAAAAAGCAAATTGATCAGAGAGATTCAACAATAAAAAAGATAGATTCTGATCTTTTGGTAGCTAAACAACAAGTTGGTAAACTAACAGCAAATGCAAAGGCTATGGAAGCAGAATTAAATAAGACTAAGAAAAAAATAGATGATCTTAAATCAAATCCATCTAATAGAGAGGGTGATGACCTGATCAAATCATTAAATGAAAAATTAAAATAATTATTATGAGAAAATTACTAACATTTATATTAATGGTGATAACATTTTCATCATTTTCACAAAATTATCCACATGTTGAAGTGGATTCTTCCGGTAGAAAGATAGTTGTCATGACAGTTCAGCAGGCACAAAAGATAGATAATAATTTAGAGATTTTAGGTCTATTGGAAAAAGCCGGTGTTGAATGTGATAGCCTAAACAAGTCTTATCTTTCTGTTATTGACTCACAGGGTAATCAAATAAAATTATTGGAGTTGGATGTTAAAACACTGAAATCTCAAATTATGGACAAGGATTCACAAATTTCAAATCTGCAACAACAACTATCCAATTCCGAGGAATCAAATTCACTTTGTGAGCAACAGAAAGTTAACTACAATGAGGAGATTAAAAATCTGAAGAAGGAAGTGAGACGACAGAAGCTTCAGAAATTTGGTGGATTTGTGGTCGGCGCAGCGGCAATTGTTGGTGGTGTTGTTTTGTATTTTTATCCACATTGATTATAAAGTGAAAAAAACCGATTTTATAATATAATATATACATTAAACAAAAATAAAATTTACTATGAGTCACATTAGAAAATTTGAATCTTTTAGAATAAAGAAACATAGAGAAGAGATAATCAGAGAGTCTGTATTACAGGTTAATGATATCTATAAGGTTAGGGCAACTGTTGATATACCACAATCTTTGATAAATTCGTATGTCAAAAAAGTTCGTGATACAACGGGTAAGAATCTCCGTCAGTTTTTTGGTGATGTTGACATCGCTGAGGAAATAGTAAAATTTATTAATGTTAATAATTTAGATGTTGATAAAATTCCGGGAGGGGCACTTATGGGTGGTCAGGCTCAAGGACAAGGTCAGCAAGTTGCTCAGATGGGTGACCAAGGTCAAGCACAGGCTCAACCAATGGACGCTCAAATGCAAGCAGCTCCACAAGCTCAGGCTCAAGGACAAGGAGCTCCACAAGCTCAGGCTCAAGCAGCTCCACAAGCGCAGGTTCAAGGACAAGCAGCTCCACAAGCTCAGGTTCAAGGACAAGCAGCTCCACAAGCTCAGGTTCAGCCACAAGTACAGGTGCAAGCAGAAGGTGGTCAAAATATAGCTGAATTTGAAGAACCAGGTTCGCAAAAAACACAAGAAGAGGAAGAGGAAGAAGATAATGAAGAACTTCCATTATAAAATACTATAAAAATTAATTTTTCACCCACTTTTAGAAATAAAAGTGGGTGTTTTTATTTATATATAGTCTATGAGACATTTAAAATTATTTGAAAGTGTTGGATTTGAAAGTGAAATAACCGATTTTTGGAAAGTAGATCCATATGAGTTTCAGAGAATTGTCTCAGATGCTGCTGAAACGGTCGATATAATTGGTGATATAAATATAGACTTTGGAGTTTGGCATCCCTATCCTAGTAGACCTGATCAAGACATGGAAGCTCTTTATATCTTTTACTTTGATATAAATGGCGATATAACAAAGGCGCCATGGTATCATAATTTTGGGTATATAAAGACATTAAGAAGAAAGTCTATAATGCCAATTATTGAGATTAGAATTGATTCACATCAATTTGAAGAAGATAGAAATCTAAAGAATCGAGTATCAGAACATATAAATAAATATTTTAAAGATAGAAAAATTGAATATTCGATACATGATTTTTTTTACTATAAATATTGCTATATTATAGAATTTATATATACTGGAGACTTATGAGATATCTAAAAAAATATGAGAATTATAGTAACAACACCTACTTAATAGTGTGTGATGTGCAAAAGTCATTTAAAAAATTCTTCACCGATATGTATTTAAATGAGTTGAATAAGTATTGTAAATCCTTTCAAAATGTTTACCAGATATGGGATAACCACTCGGATGGAAAAAATCCAGATAAAGATTACTTATATGACAAATCACCTGATATTGAAAACACCTCTGATCTATATCAGTTTCCAAATCAAAAAGATTTAATAGAAAAGAGATACACACATGATGTGGATGTTGATTTTTTTAAGAAGATATTAGATAAAAAGGTATATGATGACCTAAAGAAAAAGGAAAAATCACTAGTGAAGGGAAACTATTTTGTTACTAAGGAAAATACCATAATCGTTTATGTCGCCAATAAACATGCTTGGTTCCATGTGCCTATTAAACTATATCAACTTTTCACTAAACTAAAGGGGCAATCAGTTACAATTGTTGGTGGAGCGGATGGTGAATGTTTGGAGGATATAGTTACAACAGGAATTGCACTAGGTGTTGACATTAAAAGAGATCATAAATTCATCTATTCTGCGAATCACTGTCCAATAAAATAGATTGTCAAAATAATATATAGACTATGAAGTACCTTAAAATATTTGAAGATTTTGAAGAAGATGAATTTGACTACGACTATGTAGATGCTCAAGAAGAGGATTATCTTTATATAAAGACATCACAAATTCCAAATTCCGGTAAAGGACTTTTTACATCGATTGATTTTGAAAAAAATGAGATAATATCACAATTTAAAGGAAAAATATTATCTGAAAGAGAATCACAAAGAAGAGCAGATAGAAATGAAGATGGATATTTCATGGAACTTCCATCTGGTGAAATATTGGATTGTAAAAATACAAAATGTTTTGCCAAATATGCTAATGATGCTGAGGGAACAAAGACAAATTTTAAGAATAACTCCTATATAGGGTTGGATGATGAAGATAATGTTGTCATAGTTGCTAGTAAGAAAATAAAGGCAGGTGATGAGATATTTACATCATATGGGAAGGAATATTGGAAAAATTATTTATCAAAGAATAAGATATGAAATATTTAAGAACATTTTTGGAAAGTAGGAATTCATCCGAATATAGATTTGAAAAATCTAGTGGGAAAAATATGTTTAAGCCCGCTTTTGATTCGAAAAGTCCAACCATCTTTTATCATATAAAGAAGGGTAATAAAATAATGGCTGAAATAGAAGTAAATCCAAAAGGATATAATAATAAGCCTGAGATCATGTCAGCTTTTTCTAATAAAAAGGGTGTTGGTCTTGGAAAGATGATGGTTGATGCGGTTTTGGATATCTACTTAAAAGATGTTGTCTATGTCCAGGTGACCAAAACTAGTAAGGCATTTTGGAAAAAAATGGGAGCAGTTCAATTTGAAGATGACATGTATGTATTTGAGAAATAATGAAGAGATATAAACAGTTTATTAATGAAGGTGTCCGAAATATGGATGATTGGTCAGATGATGAACTTTCTGATAGAATAAAACATCTCTCTGTGGAAAGGAATGAACTCAATGATGAGATATCCTACATGAATAAAATTTTATCCCAAAGAAGTACAAATTCTATAAATCATAAGGTAAAATCTTGGTCAAAGGATATATTCAAACTTAATAAAGAACAATTAGAATTTATTTTTGAGCACCATCACCATTCAAATCCGACTCAATATAAAATATCACAGGAATATTTAAATCAATTGTATGGATTTATATCATCTGGATTTAATGTTGGTACAAATGAATTCGCCTTTATTTTATGTACTGATTATCTTATTGAGGAAAGAGGAGACAAAATAAAGTTTCTAAATGATCCAAATGTTTTGAAATCTTTTGAATTCCTTGTACATAATCTAAAGAAATCTGACGCATATCCTCCTCAGAATTTCACAAGAAACATAGGGCAGTATGTTCCAATAAAAGTACAATACTCATATTGTGGGGATTATAACGACTATATAGCATATTGCTCAGATGATGAAATATACCTTAAAATGGAATATTCACCGGAGAAAAAACTATCTATTTCTGAAATCTTTGAAAAAATAGTTGAAAAAGACATTGAATCTATAGATGATGAGGAATATTAAAAATTTCAAAAGGTATAATGAAGATGTATATTCTGACCTTAACATAAATAAATTTGATATAATCGATTCTATAAAAGATCTAATTGATATTGGATTTGAAATAAAGAGCATAATCATTTATTTATAAACCTAAAACTATTTACCATGAAAAAATTTTACTCTTCTTTATTGTTAATTATTTTTTATTCATCAACATTCGA